ACTTCTAAAAAATTGTAAGTGATTGAATGTTTGTTACTGAACTGGGGAGTAGAGTTAATTTTAATTCTACTCTTAGCAGGTTCAGAATACTTAGGTAAAACTAAACGATTTAAAGAAAATAGTATATTAGATTTTACTAAAAATACAATTAAACGTATGCTGGGGAGGTGACTCCCCATTTTTTATAAATACTAATAGAAAAAAATATTTTTCAGAGGATTGTTAAATGTCTCTATACGGAAGAACCGATTCTAACGCAAACAAAACAAAGGTTGAGAGAACTATCTCTGCATCATCACAGGCTAAAACTATTGTGTTTGTTGATGAAACCGAAGCACAACTAAATGAGAACCGCCAGCGTGGCATTGATGGTCCTGGTTGGTGGTCATATTTCACATATACTGATGCAGCAGGAAATACTCGCCATAAGGCAGAAAAGTTAGTTGCTCTTGCAAATCCAGATACCAACGCTAACGAAACTCAGGCCGACGATACAATCGCAGCTGACGTAGCATCTGCAGTAACTATTACTGCTCAACCAGCAAACGTAACTGGTGCTTCAACACCATTTACTGGAACTTTCGCAGTTACCACTTCGACAACTGGAACTCCTGGAACTCTCACCTATCAGTGGCAGGTTCAGACTCCAACCGGAACTCGTTGGACCAATATCACCAATGCTGGAGTATACACTGGAGCTACTACAAATACTCTAACTTTAACTGCAGCAGCTAAGGCAACTTATAATGGATATAAGTTCCGTGTGAAGATTAATTCTGCCGGTGGTACTGAGGAAGTAATCTCTAATTCAGCTACCTTAACTTATGCCTGATAACAAATGAGATTTACTGAATTGAATGATGATAACTTTTTGTTATTTGCAATTAAACATTATGACAACCCAAATGCATTAACAAAAGATGATTTTCTTGAAGACCTGAAAAGGTTTAAGTATATCAAAAGATTACTTAAAAGATACGATAAAACAGGAATTTTAAAAACTCATCTTTTGTTAAATCATATTATTGTTGTATATAATATTTTTGGTGATGCTGCTACTCCAATATTGTTTTTTAAAATTGAAACCCAATATTGGAAGTATTTGAAATCTTTTATATTATTTTTAGATAGACTGGAACCAGATACTATTCCTCATATAAGTCCAGATAATTATTGTTTAGAAGAACTTAATAAGATATGAATTATAACGAAGAAGTTGCTGCTAATAGTGTTGGGGATGGATCTGCAGTGTCTATTCCTCCAAGTGTAGAACCACCTGGAATTCCTGCGTCTAAAAGAAAGAAAAGAAAAAAGGTAAGTGAGCAAAGACTATTTGAAAGCGGCGGCAAAGTAATTGATCAATTAAAGCAAATTGCATTAGCTGGTCAACAAGGAGTTGTTATGTTTGATAATGGAGAGAAAACTCAAATTTCTCCTGACAATGCAAATAAATTAGTTGACTTGTATCGAAATTTAAATGCTAGTAATAGAGTTAAAATGATTAAAACAATCAATTCATCTTCTGCTGGATTTGAAAAAATTTCGACATTTGCATCCTCCAGAGGTGTTCAGCCAGCACAGTAACATCAAGAGGTAGCATGTTTCAGTCTCAAACTACAGAAACAAAGTTAGCTTTGCTAGAAGAGAAGCTAAACATTTACGAGCAAATGATGAAGAAGATTGAATCTGCTATTGAAAAAATTGGAGAAACCAGTCAAAATATTAGTAAGATGCTTGCTATTCATGAAGAGAAAATAGATCAATCATCTAAGTCTGATGAAGTTCTCGTAAAAATGGTAAACGATATTAAAAAATTGAATACTGATGAGCATAATAAAGTCCTCAAACGAGTTGATGATATGGAAAAGACCCTTGGGGATTTGATGAAGTTTAGGTGGCAGGTGGCCGCCATCTCGGGGGCAGTTGTATTAGTGGTCGGCTTGGTGGTCCCATTCATTGACAACATGCTCATAATGCCCTATAATGGAGGGACTGAGCAAACCACCAAAAAATGAGTTACATTGACACCAAATACATTAACCTCATTTCGATTAGATTAAACAAGTTTACAAAAAAGAAAGATAATCTATATAACTTTCGTTGTCCCTATTGTGGTGACTCTGCAAAAAACAAAAACCGTGCCAGGGGATTTCTTTATAGAAAAAATGCAGATATGGTATTTAAATGCCATAACTGTGGTGTAGGGCGCTCACTAGCTAATTTTTTAAAAGATCTAGATGTTACTATCCATGATGAATATGTCATGGAAAGGTTTAAGTCTGGATTGACTGGACGTGGTTCAAATACTGCAGAACCTAAATTTGAATTTCAAAAGCCAGTCTTCAAGAAAACACCACTATCCGAGCTGGAAAAGATATCAGAACTAAATAATTCACACCCAGCAAAAGAATACCTTCTCAATCGCCAGATTCCAGAAAAGTTTTTTTCTAAATTCTATTACGCAGAGGATTTTCATGCTTGGGCCAAGACCGAAACAAAAATTAAAGAGTCCAGAATTATCATCCCACTCATGTCCAAAAGTGGAAAACTTTTCGGATACCAGGGAAGGGCTCTTGACAAAACTGCAAAACTACGCTATATTACTACCATCCTGGATGATAAGTACGCTAAACTATTTGGACTTAATTCTCTAGATTTCGATAAAACCATCTACGTAACAGAGGGTCCTTTTGACTCTCTTTTTCTGTCTAATGCAATAGCCATGTGCGGATCTGATGTACATTTAGAGAAATCCATTTATAAAGATAGAGTGTTTATTTTAGACAATGAACCTCGCAATCTCCAAATTGTTCAACGCTATGATAAACTTATCACTGCAGGCGAAAAGGTGGTTATTTGGCCATCTTCAATCAAACAAAAAGATATAAACGATATGATCATTGCTGGTCTCAACCCCCAGCAAATTGTCGATGAAAATACCTATCAAGGGTTGGAAGCTAAAGTTAAATTTACTACATGGAAGAAAGTATGAGTAACGGTACTAAAGTTAAAAAACGTAATGGTACTTTTGAATCTCTAGATCTAGACAAGATTCATAGCATGGTTGATTGTGCTTGTGGTGGATTAGCTGGTGTAAGTGCATCACAAGTTGAGATTCAATCTGGTCTTCAATTTTATGATGGAATTACTACAGATGAAATCCAAGAAATCCTGGTTAGATCAGCTAGTGACCTTATCAGTCTCGATAATCCAAATTATCAGTATGTTGCTGCTCGTCTCTTGCTTTTCGGTTTATATAAGCAAGTCTTTGGAGCTAATTGGAAAAACGGGTTCCCCTCAATAGGAGATCATCTATATCAGGGGATTATGAATGGAGTTTATGATAAGGCTCTTTCTGGAAAATATACTGATGAAGAATGGGATAAGATTAATTCCTGGATAGATCATGAACGAGATTATATTTTTACTTATGCTGGACTCAGGCAAGTAGTAGACAAATATTTGGTACAGGACAGGAGTTCAAAACAAATCTATGAAACTCCCCAGTACATGTATATGCTAATTTCTGCAGCTATGTTTGCAGAGTATTCAAAAGAAACTAGATTAGATTATGTCCGACGATACTACAACGCAATCTCCAAGCACCGAATTAACATTCCAACACCAATTATGGCAGGTGTTAGAACCCCTCTTCGTCAATTTGCTTCTTGTGTGCTTATTGATTCTGACGATTCTCTCAATTCTATCTTCAGCTCTGACATGGCTATTGGCCGTTATGTGGCTCAGCGTGCTGGAATCGGTATTAACGCAGGCAGAATCAGGGGTATCAATAGCAAAATTCGTGGAGGAGAGGTTGCCCACACAGGAGTTATTCCATTCCTCAAAAAATTTGAAGCGACGGTCAGATGTTGCACGCAAAACGGCATCCGTGGTGGCTCAGCAACTGTTCACTTCCCTATTTGGCATCAAGAGGTAGAAGATATTATTGTATTGAAAAATAATAAAGGAACTGAAGATAACCGAGTACGTAAGCTAGACTACAGTATCCAAATCAGTAAACTCTTCTATGAACGATTCATTCAAAACAGAGAAATCACACTCTTCTCTCCACACGACGTTCCTGGTCTGTATGATGCTTTTGGCACTGATAGATTTGACGAGTTATATGTATCTTATGAACGAAATACATCTATTCCAAGAAAAACTGTCGGCGCTCAGGAATTATTTCTAAACATTCTCAAAGAACGTGCAGAAACAGGTCGTATTTACATCATGAATATTGACCACTGCAATTCACATTCATCTTTCCTTGATAAAGTAAATATGTCTAATCTCTGCCAAGAGATTACACTTCCCACAGTTCCTATTGATCATATTGATGATTCAAAAGGTGAAATTGCACTTTGCATTCTATCTGCAATCAATGTAGGTAAGATCAGCAACTTTGATGAGATGGAAGAACTATGTGATCTTTCTATTCGTGCTCTGGATGAATTGATTGATTATCAAGATTATCCAATTGAAGCTGCACGTATTTCCACTAAATCACGTCGTTCTCTTGGTGTTGGTTATATTGGTCTTGCTCACTTTCTTGCTCGCAATGGAGTGAAGTATGAAGATCCTCAGGCATGGAAACTAGTTCATGATCTTACAGAAGCATTCCAGTATTATCTTCTGAAAGCTTCTAATCAACTTGCTATTGAAAAAGGTAAATGTGATTACTTTGATCGTACTAAGTATTCTCAAGGTATTCTTCCAATTGATACCTACAAAACAGACGTAGACGAAATCGTACCCAACAACCTCAATTATGATTGGGAAACACTTAGAACATCCATCCTGGCTCACGGTCTCAGGCACTCAACATTGTCCGCACAGATGCCATCGGAGAGCAGTTCCGTTGTGTCAAACGAAACTAACGGAATTGAGCCACCAAGAGATTATTTGTCCGTTAAGAAATCAAAGAAAGGGCCACTCAAGCAGATTGTTCCGAGCTATCAATCCCTCAAGAAAAATTATACACTTCTTTGGGATATGCCTAGCAACACTGGTTATATTAATATTGTTGCTGTGATGCAAAAGTTTTTCGATCAAGCAATCTCTGGCAACTGGAGTTACAATCCAGAAAACTATCCAGATAATGAAGTTCCAGTATCTGTCATGGCACAAGACCTTCTATCCACATACAAATATGGTTGGAAGACAAGCTATTATCAAAACACATATGATAGTAAGTCTGATGGCGATGTAGAAGAAAAAGGTGAAGCTTTATCTCAATTACTAAGCCAATTAGAATCAGAAGACGACTGCGAAAGCTGCAAAATTTAAGGAGAATTTACATGCAATTTATTAAAAATACTAACAGTGAAATCAAGGGTATGACCGTATTTAATAGTAATCATGTAGACACCAAAAAGCAACCAATGTTTTTTGGTGCTCCTCTTGGAGTTCAAAGGTATGATTCCTATAAGTATCCTATCTTTGAAAAGCTAACCCAACAACAACTTGGATATTTCTGGAGACCTGAGGAGGTGTCTCTTCAGAAGGATCGTGCAGATTATCAAACACTTCGCCCTGAACAAAAGCACATTTTTACTTCAAACCTGAAGTATCAGATCATGCTTGACTCGGTTCAGGGTCGTGGCCCTGGAATGGCATTCTTGCCATATTGTTCTCTTCCTGAATTGGAAGCTTGTATGACCATTTGGGAAACTATGGAGATGATTCATAGTCGCTCATACACATACATCATCAAGAATGTATACTCTGATGTAACTGAAGTATTTGATACTATTTTAGATGATGAAAAGATTCTAGAACGTGCAACCAGTGTAACTCAAGCCTACGATGAACTCATCGAATCTGCCCAGCAATGGGGTGGGGGTAAGCTATGGGAACTTAGAGATCATACTACTGCAAACATTGAACTCAAGGAACTGAAGAGGAAACTATATCGTGCTGTGATGAATGTGAATATCCTTGAAGGTATTCGATTCTATGTTTCCTTTGCATGTTCATTTGCATTCGGTGAACTAAAACTCATGGAAGGATCTGCAAAGATCATTGGTCTGATTGCTCGTGATGAATCTCAGCATCTAGTTATCACCCAGAACATCATCAAGAATTGGAAGAATGGTGATGATTCGCAGATGCTAGAAATCATTGAAGAGGAACAAGATAATGTACGTCAGATGTATCTTCGTGCAGTCAATGAGGAGAAAGCTTGGGCAGAATATCTGTTCAAGGATGGTTCTATGATTGGCTTGAATGCAAAACTACTGTCTTCATATGTTGAGTATATTGCAAACCGCAGAATGAAAGCTCTTGGACTAAAGCCAGAGTTTGATATTTCCATGTCAAACAATCCTCTTCCCTGGACTGAGCATTGGTTGAATTCTAAGATGATGCAGAATGCACCACAGGAAACGGAGATTGAATCTTATGTGATTGGTGGTATCAAACAAGATATGAAGAACGATACTTTCTCTGGATTTAAACTCTAGTCAATACAGGAGTTTTTATAAATAATACTATAAAGTAACATTTATAGAAACTCCAATGACAAGTACTCAAAAGCTTTATGAGTCTTACTTTGCCGTATATAACGACGAACTAAGAGAAACTCTATCAGAAGAAACAGAACTATTTGAAGATATTGATTATCTTTATGATGATGAGCTAGAAGAGATTGTTGATGAAACAATCGAAGCCCTGATGGAAGAAGGCTTTGATCTAGATGAGATTGAAGAAGCATTTGAAGATTTTCTCTTTGAAGCTACCGTAACTACGGGTCGTGGTGGGTACACTAAACTCAGTTCCGATAAGCGTTCAGCCCCAGTAACCACTGGTCAAGGCACCGCAATGCGTCAGCAAGCTAGACGCACTGCGGTTGTTTCTGCAGCACGTCAACGTCAGGCACAGGCTGTAAAGGATGCTCCTGGCAAGGCTATGAGCCGTGTAAAGGGCGCTATCAAGAGTGGCATTGACAAAGCTAGAAAGGCTGTAGATACTGCTGCTGGCGATTATGCAGCTAAGCATAAGCTTGTGCAGAGCAAAAAAGGTAAGCCACTAAACAGAACTTCCATCGGCATGAAGCAGGCATCAAAGGATCCTGCTGGCCGTAGAGGAGTTCGTTCTGCTGTAGTTGGCCATCTTGCACAGAGAGCTGCAAATAAAATCCAGCGTGGTTCTGAAAAGGCTCAGAGTGCAATGAGAGATGCTAGCTCACAAGTTGGCGGTGCATTCAAAGCTGCAGGTTCTGGTGCAAAGCAGGCTGCAACTTCAGCTGGTTCAGCAACAAAGAAAGCTGGTAAAGGACTTCTTGGCAGAGTTGCCAGGAAGGTAGCTTCTGGTGCAGGTAAACTAGCATCTAGACTTGGTGAAGATGTAGATGTATATGATGTAGTTCTTGAGCATCTTCTAGAGGAAGGTTATGCCGAGACTCCAGAAGCTGCACAAGCTATCATGGTCAATATGTCAGAAGCTTGGATCTCTGAGATCCTAGAAGGCTGATTTTAAGCTCAAAACTCTCCTAGAGACCCTACGGGGTCTCTTTTTTTATGGCTGAGAACCCTAGTAAAACCGTGAAAAAAAAGCCTGTTTTTTGTCCTTTTAGGGATTTTTGATAGGGGGGCTTGACAAGATCCATAAAACCTTGTATAATAACTCTGTCAGGGTTCAGATAAATATCTTAGATATTGCTTAGAGATATATAATGCCAATCAAAACTAGTTCGGCTAAAGCTAAAGGTAGGAATCTACAGAAATGGGTTAGAGATCAACTCATAGAACATTTAAATATTCATCCTGAAGATATTGAATCTAGATCTATGGGTGCTGGTGGTGAAGACTTAATTATGGCCAGAGCTGCCAGAGAAAAGTTTAACTTTTCCATCGAGTGCAAAAACGTTGAAAGATTAAATGTATGGGAAGCTTATGATCAAGCTAAAGCTAACTCAGGTGATTATGAACCTATTGTTGTTATGAAAAAGAATCACAAGAAACCTTTAGTCGTTGTTGATGCAGAATACTTTATCAAACTATTCGGAGAGACCAATGCAGATTAACTTACATAATTTTTTTAAATATTATGATGAAACTAATCCAAAACATGTAGCTGCGGTAGAGCAATTTGAAAATGATCTATTTCTCAAAGCTCAAGAGCTAATGCAGGATGAAGCTAACTGGGTTAGAATCTTTAGGACTAAGCTAGATAAACCAAAATCAAATATTCTAGAGGTTCCATTTTATCCACAAACCGATAATTATAGAGATGCTAACCGTACTTGTAACAGTTCTAGTTGTGCTATGTGTCTTGAATATTTTAAACCAGGCACGTTAAAAGGATCTAAAGGTGACGACGCATATGTTCAAAAAGTATTCTCCATTGGTGATACAATTGATCATCTAGTACAAACTAGAGTATTGGCATCATATGGAATCAAGTCTTCGTTCTCATATTCATTAACCTTCAATGATCTTGATAGAGAACTAGCTGCAAGAAGACCAGTTGTAATTGGTATCCTTCATAGAGGTCCATTATCTGCACCTAGAGGTGGACATATGTGTGTAGTAATTGGTAAGACTCCATCAGGAGATTATGTTGTAAATGATCCGTATGGCTCACTAAACGATGGCTATACTGGATCAGTAACAAATGGAAAAGGAGCTGTGTACAAGAGAAGTGAACTATCCCGCAGGTGGGCTCCAAAAGGAAACGATGGATGGGGTAGGGTTTTCCAGCCCTGATAAGTTTTATAAATATCCCAAGCACCTTGACAACTGAATAGGATTGTGTTAAGCTTTTGTTATCGGGTAGGTGTCCGAGTGGTTAATGGAGGAGGTCTGTAAAACCTCTGGCTCTGTCCAACGCTGGTTCAAATCCAGCCCTGCCCATTGATAACACCAATTTTTATTATAAGCGATTGAGTGTTATCTTTTTGTGTCCAGGAAGGTGCCCATCGAGAGATGGGTGTACCCCCCTTCTATTGGGATGTAGAGTTCTATTAATTTAAATGCGTTTTATTTCAACACTTCTTATTGCTTCAACCCTTCTTGGATTTACGCCCCAAAAAGCTGAAGCAGCCAGCGGATGTTCACTGGCGTCACATTATGGTGTAGGTGATGGATATCACGGTCAAACCACCGCTAACGGTGAACGATATAATGCATATGGTCGATCTGTTGCACATAGATGGTTGCCATTTGGTACACGGTTACGAGTTACAAACCAACGAAATGGTAAATCAGTTATTGTGCGAGTGAATGATAGAGGTCCATATGTCGGAGGACGAGATCTCGACCTGTCCTACGGGGCATTCTCCACTATTGCTTCCCCAGGACAGGGAGTGGCAAGTGTCTGTTACTCTAGAGTTTAACAGATAAATAATGGGGAGATTTGATTCTCCCCTTCCTCATGAATAAAAAGCAAGTAATTAACTTTGCCATCATAGGAGTTATTCTTACTTCATCAGTAGGTTTACTTACAAAATGCACAGGGATTGATGCAGTACATTGGTATGACCTGATTGACGAAGTTCAAAGAAAATATTTTCCAGGTAGTCAATTAAACGACTATATAATAAAGGATCCGACACTTCTTGATAATCGTGTCAAGAGAGATGTGGATAAAGCAATTCAAGAATATCAACGCTTGACAAACGAGGAGGAACCTGCTAAGATACCTCCACCACGATACTCAGAAAAACCAGTTGACACCTCTGTGTGCTATACTGATGAGTGTCGTTCCCTTGGCGGGGAAATCAGGTTGTGTGCCCCATGGGTTGACAACTGCCCCCAAGATATGGTAAAATCAAATCAATGACTCAGTAGCTCAGTTGGATAGAGCATCTGCCTTCGGGAGTTCCAAGTGGAACAAATAAGGAGCATTACCTTATACTCTCATAAGCAGTTGGTCGGGGGTTCAAGTCCCTCCTGAGTCGTGACAACTGAATAATTAAGGTATGAAACAATGTACACAATTAGATGTAAATGTTGCAATGCAACACTTCAGGTAGCAACTCCAAATAGAGGTCAGTCATGCAAGTGTCCCAATGAGACCTACATACGACTTGACAACAACGGATTACCTGTTATAATAGCTCAAGACATCAGCCAAGTTGAAATGGTAAGTGGATTTATGAAACCAAAATCAAAACCCAAAGTGGTAGAACAACTAGATGTCCCAAAGAGACGAATACGTAGACTAGATTACGAAGTTCGATAATTTAGTCTAGGGAGTGTGATGTATGGAGCATCGTCGGTCTTATAAGCCGAAGCGCACCAGATTAGTGCCGTGTTAGGGTTCGATTCCCTACACTCCCATAACCAAGTTAATTCATAAATAGTTTTGAATCTTGGTTTAACCTTATGATATCCAATTGTAAACATTGTAATGTTGAATTTAAACACAATCCTTCCCAAGGAGGAACTTATTGCTCTATAAAATGTCAACATGAATATCAATATCAACAAAATATATCTGATTGGCTAAGTAAAAAAATTACTGGTCGTCAACGAGACGATAGACCTTCAGATTTTGTTAGAAAATATTTACTAGAAGAATGTAATTATTCCTGCACTAAATGTGGATGGAATAAACCAAATCCAGTAAATGGTATTGTGTATCTAGAAATAGACCATATTGACGGAAATAGACAAAATGGTTATAGAGACAATTTACAAGTGTTATGTCCAAATTGCCATACATTAACTGATACATATAAAACACTAAATAAGCACATTGGATATCACAAAAAAAGAAAATTAATTCAAGAAACGTAATTTAATTGGTAAAATTCTCATTTGAGAAAATAATGGTTCGATTCCATTCGTTTCTATTAGAAATCGACGGATTTCTAAAGAATGTGGCAGAACAATCCTTGTGGTTACTCACGGGATAATGCAATAGATTAGAGGTGGTGCTCGCTGTATCGTTGAGAAATCAAAGGTATAGAACTTCAGACCAAGAAGAATCTAGGTACTGGAATACGGTTGTCAGTGTGACCTTCCAGTTGTGGGTATGACAGATTCCCACCATTCACCCAACAAGCCTTCCTGTAGTTTGCCAGTGTGTAAGGGAAAGGCTCTAGCGATAACTGGAATTGAGGAGGGTGTGAAGCCGACGATTTTAAATCGTCTTAAAGGTGCATCCGACCCCTCCTATCAAATAAATAATTGGTAGTTACACTTGGTTCTACCAATTATGAAATCTCACAAATGTAGTCATTGCGGACAAACTGATCCATCTAAATTTTATGGACACAAAAAATCAATTTGTGGAGATTGCCATAATAAATATACCATTAATCTTGGCATAGAAAAACGAAAGTTTGTTATTGATCAGTTGGGAGGAAAGTGTAAATCTTGTGGATTTGATAAATACAGATCTGCATTACAAGTTCACCACTTAGATCCAACAAAAAAAGATGCGAATTTTAGATCTATGCGAGGATGGAGCAACCAAAGAATCATTAATGAAATTTCTGGTTGTGTATTATTATGTGCATGTTGTCATTCTGCAGTTCATTCTAATGAACTTATTCTCGGGGATTAGTAAAATGGTATCACGCTGCGTTTGGGACGCAGAGACGCAAGTTCGATTCTTGCATCCCCGATTACCGTTAACAGAACTTCCATTCTGACGGTAAATTGTCGGTGAACTGCAAAGTCAGTATACGGATAGAGATTAAGTCCCTGCTATATCCTTATGAGATATATCACACTTAATCCATCTGGGGGATTAGTTTAATGGTAAAACAGGTGCTTTGCAAGCATCAATCACCAGTTCGACTCTGGTATTCTCCATTCCCACTACATTATTTCTATGGGAGACTCGGTTAAGTATCAAATTGAAAAAGCTGAACATGCACTTCGTTCTGCTCTTGAACTAGGTGCAATGCATGAAGATCCCTATACTCTTCATGCTATTGCTGAAGCACTACAAAAACTAGGTTATATTATCATCATGAATAACTCTAAAGAGAATAGTGCAAAATACCAAATTAAACTAGGGGATACAGTGATTCCATCATCAACACCTTATTATCAAGATGATGTAATTACATTCAATAAATAACATCAATACCCCTCAAGCCTATCAACGATGCTCAAACAGAGGGGTCACTGCGGGTATCGTATAACGGCTAATATGACTGCCTTCCAAGCAGTAGATGGGGTTTCGACTACCCCTACCCGCTTTCCTCACTTACTGAGGTTACTATGTCACTTATTTCACAAACTGATCGTCAAATGGTCATTGAAGCTCTTGAGTATTATATTCAAAGACTTAAAGATGATAATTGCACTCAAGCATCTATCAATGCATTTCAAACACTTCTGAATTGGGTTGAACTAGAGTATTATAAACATGAAAATTAATCTTTGGTATTGTAAAGATATGGATCAGTGGAGGTGGACTCTAACTGATGATCATAGACCAGTTATTAAACAAGAATCTGGTCAACGTCCTAATCTTCGTGATGCTATGAATGACGTAGCAAATACAGTAGAATATCTTTTAGGGCAAAATTAGTCATCCTCTGTTAGTCTATTGGTAAGGACAGGCAGACAATGCACTTGGAAACTGGGTTCGATTCCCAGCCAGAGGTACTAAGAGCACTAGACTGATAAACTAGAATGCTGTAGTAAAGGGTGCAACAAGGAACGTTGCATTAAACAAAGAATCCCCTCGGCCACATCGTAGATTTTATCGTAGGTGGACATTCTTGCCCTTAAATCGTAGGTGCCAAAACCGCTCCTCATCCCTAGTATTCTGTGGGTGAGTGAAAGTAAAGAGGAATAACATAGGTAAAGTTATTCCCACCTACCACAATGGGGTGTAGCTCAGCGGTAGTAGCGGGATGCTGTTAACATCTAGGTCGCAGGTTCGATCCCTACCACGCCAGTTACCGATAAATATCAGTATCGGTGGATACAGTTATGAAATACAAGATTTCCTCAAAGTATTGTTTCTATAACAATGAAATTGTGGAAATGTATTTCATTAATAATGTTCCTTTTACATTTGAAGAGATTCCTCAGATTATGCAGGATAATCCATATATTCAGATAGATGCATCAAACAATCCTAAATACAGTCCTGAGGAATTATATAAAACATCGTTCTATTTGATTGATGAAGAATGTCATCCATGTTTATTTCCTGTAGACTTGGAGAATCCAGAAGATATGCCTGAGTAACCTTTATTTAAACTAGTAGACCTTATAAATAAAATAAAAAGGACTACTATGTTAGGTAAATGCTCTTATTGCTCAATAGAGTTTAGATATAATCCAGCAAATAAAACTGGTAAATATTGTTCTAATACTTGTCAACAAAAGTTTCAGAAGAAACAACGTATTGATGAGTGGTTATCAGGAGGTAAAAAACCTGGCAAAGTAGCACTGAGAGAATATCTCACGGAAACGCAAGGTTATAAATGTTCTTGTTGTGGGATTACTGAATGGAACAATAACCCAATCAGTTTAGAAATTGACCATATTGATGGAAACCCTTATAATAATAGTGTTGACAATCTCAGATTTATCTGTCTAAATTGTCACTCCCAAACGCATACATATAAGGCAAAGAATAGAGGTAATGGTAGGGTAGAAAGAAGAGAACGAGCAAAACAAGATTATTATAGACAAAAAATATGCCTCTAAAGCATTAAGTGGCGATGTACCTGACTTGTAATCAGGAGAGGATGGTTCAATTCCGTCTGGGGGCTTTAAAATTAAATAACTACTATGTACAACGAATTAACTGATTTTGAAAAATCTCTAGCTCAATTTGGAGACAAGGTTCAATTGATTGTTGGACTTGAAGTTGGAGGAAAGCTTCATGCTGATGAGGCATATAAACAAATTAAAGATCTAGTAAAAGATCTCAAAAAACTTCGCAAGCAAGAAATTAAACACGGTAAAGACTTAGACAACTTTGGATTTCATTGATTATGACTTTTTCTCAAGGACTAGTTGAACAAGAAAATGAAGAGCCTGGATTTGAAATAATCCACCTCTCTTTTCGTAAGAGAGAATCAAGTAGTCTCTATGGTGGTCCAGTAAACTATTACATTGGTAATATTGTATTTCGTCTGACCGACCCAGACGCAAAACGCAGAATCGAATACTACATGCAAGAGAATGAAGAACTTCGTGTAGCACCAGATCTAGAGTTGATGGAAAAGTATTATGAAGACCTTCACTTTGTCTTTGATGATGAAGAGGAAGAAGATGAGAAAGGTAACAAGTTTACAAAACTTGATATTGTAAACAAGCATGGCATCAAAGATGAAGATGTATTCATTCGTGCTTATCGTCGCAACATGGCACCGCTCCATGACTTCATTCAATATAATGAGAAGTTTGATTGCTATCGAATGCATGAATACTTTCAAGACACCCCAGTGGTGCATGGTATAATTCAGTATCTACAGGACATGAAAGATGGTAAACCGAATCCTAGCCGCACTGTCTACCATGAACAGTTCATCAACACACTTGAAAATCTCTGCTGGTGGTGGGACTAGACAGTGCTCAAAGTGTCTAACGACGTTACCCCTTGACAAAGACCACTTCCAGGTGGTAAGATACTTTCGTTCTGGTTTTTCGTATTACTGCAATGAATGTAATAAACCGAAAGCTAGAGAACAAGAAAACTAAATATAACAGACACGGATGGTCTTTAACAGCACTGGTCGGGAGCAACCCCTTTAAACTCAAATGGAACAAACAAACTATCGCTCTTTTAAGTTGTCTCATGTGTGCAGTGAAATGCAAAATGTAATCACTGAACTTAAGCAAATTCAATCCCAAATGGATTTGAGAAATTATTCTAAACTTCAAGAGACAATTCAAAAACTTGAAGAGCACAAAGCGTATATCTGGCAAATATACAAAGATCTAGAAGTCTTGGAATGACTTAAAAATTACCCTGGTGGAGTCAAATGACCCAAATTATTCCCCGCAGGATAAGGGATAAGCCTGCTGGTGCGGATGTGGAGTACTTACTCTCGCCGAGTTTCCAGTTTTCTCGTAATCAAAACTGGTGGCGAGCCTGCAAAGGGGGTTGACAACTCCCACCTTTTACCCTATAATATTGGGGTGAAACCGAACTATGTTACGGTTTCTAACAATATAAATAAAATCTGTACTCAATCATTTTGAATTATGATGATTCGTTCACTTATCACTGCTAGTGTAGTTGCTGCTTCTACTGTAGCTCCTGCCGTAGCACAAGTCACTAGCGTATCTCAGCTACGTGATGTTCAACCTACTGAATGGTCTTACCAAGCTATTTCTAACCTAGTTTCACGCTATGGTTGTGTTGCTGGTTTTCCTGATGGTACTTTCCGTCCTGGTGAGCCTGCAACCCGTGCTCAGCTAGCTGCACTAACCAGTGCTTGTCTGGATCGTATCAGTGAGTTCCAAAGTGCTGCTGATGCACAACTAGCTGCTGCTCTACGTGCTGAGTTTGCTAAGGAGCTAGGTGCAACTAATGCTCGTGTAGCTGCTCTAGAAACTGCTGCTGCACAAAAAGCTCAGGGTGTTGGTAATTACTTAGGCGCTGGCGTACTACTAAATCAGCAAGGTGTTGCTGGCAATGGTTATGACGCTGAACGTACTGTATCTGGTGGTACTGTCCAAGCACGTTATGCTGTGAAGACCTTCAAGAATCAGAACGCTGTTTCTGTTCGCCCTTATGCTAACTTTGTCGGCACTCCTGCTGGTGAGATCGGTGCTGGTGGTGGTGCTCTACTATCATATGACTGGAGCATCTCTCGTGCTGCATCAGGCGTGAGCCGTGCTAACATCTATACTGGCGTTGGTTATCAGATTCCTTTTGTAAACAACACTGCTGCCAACTTCCAGTCTGCAGTTGGTGAAAAGGGTCAAGTTGTACTTGCTCTTGGTGTTGAGGGTCGTCTAACCAACTCTCTAGTTGGTTTTGCTGATCTAAAGTTCCCTACTACCACTGCTGCTAACAGCTATGGTGTTACTGGTGGCACTTATTCACCTGTATTCACCACTGGTCTGGGCTTCAAGTTCTGATCTCCTGACATTTGGGGGTTGACAAACCCCCTTTTTTTATATATATTATTGTAACAATTCGTAATACATCAATGACTGTAACAACAAATGATCGTGGACAACAAAACATGTGGGCTAAAGAACCCACCATGTATTATCACAACTACGGTCAACAAACCCCCAACGAATGGAAGGAAACGTACAATGGGCGCTGGGCAATGGTCGGTTTTGTTTCTGGTCTTGTTTCTTATCTGGTCACTGGCAATTTCTTCTTCGGACTTTTCTAAATGACTGAACTAATTTTTACTGTGACTAGTATTGCATTCTTTGTACTTCTAGCGCATTCTATTAATAAACTTTCTGATACTTTTTAAGGAGAACAATTATGAAATTTGGTTTTACTCCTGAGGCTGAGATCCTCAATGCTCGTCTAGCTATGCTTGGGTTTGTGATTGCTGTTGGAACTTATCTTACTACAGGTCAGATTATTCCAGGAATCCTTTGATAAATACGAGAGGTTGTATGCCTCTCTTTTTTTATGTCTATACGATTCACTGATGCTGCTCAGCATACAAAAGGTTATATGCATCAAATGGATGCATGGGAATATCTCCAGCAAAATACTCCACCTAAAGTACTAGATGAATTTGCTAAAAGATTTAGAAATGAGTACAAGCAACAAGATAACTCAATTGTTCCTAAGTGTGGACTAGATTTAATCAAAGAGTTTGAAGGTTGTCATTTATCAGCATATTATGATCCTCTTACTGGTGGTCTTCCAATTACAATTGGGTGGGGTAGTACAAAAGACATGAGCGGGAAACCATTTAAGATTACTGATAAGATTACTCAACAACAAGCAGATGAATTGTTTGAATACCAAGTCCGAAATCAGTTTCTTTCACCACTCACTAAGATTCCATATTGGAATGAAATGAATGATGAGATGCGTGGAGCATTGATTTCATTTGCATATAATCTAGGAGCTAACTTCTATGGCTCTGATGGCTTTGCTACTATCACCAGAGTTCTAAAAGAAAAGTCTTGGCACTTAGTTCCCGAAGCATTGTATCGTTATCGCAATCCAGGTTCTTCTGTAGAAAAGGGACTTGCACGTAGACGTAGAGCTGAAGGTGCGTTATGGGATAAAGGACTTAGTAAAATCAAATAATTTTCTACCTTTCTTTGCTGGTCTGCGAATAAAACGAATAACCTCTGCTGGTTGTCTTTTCGGCAGGGGTCTTCTATTTTCTAAGAATATTCCATCATTGGTTAGTAATCTTATTATAATTAATAATTCAATGCTTAGAGTTTTCATCTTTGCTTTCTAGGTAGTCTAACATCATAATGTAGACTATGCAGCATAGAGTTCCCAATAAAATTATTCCGAGCCCTATTGCGACTCCCCAAGGAAAATCATTCATTTTCTTTTTTCTGTTTTAGATCTGCTTTTAGTGCGATAATAGTTGCAAGCAATGACATTAATGTTTGAATAGATTCTGAAGTATTATCGTCACATTTACTTGGGGGTTTTGCACCACTTTGGTTAAATGCTTTTACTAAGTATAAATAATGCAAACTAGTCATCACTTTAAAATTACAGATAACATAATTTGTAAATGTCATTCCAACAATAGATGCTGCAACAAATGCGACTAGAGTTGGTACTATACTATCCAGTGTAGGAAGTTTAAGTTTCATTTTTATGAATCCAAGTTTTTAATTCATGCAAATATTCTCTGAACATATTAGCCTTCTCTTCATGCCAAGGATCTTGAGTTTTTATGTATTCTTTTGTGTGATTATCTATAGCTTTTAAAATGTTATGAATTGGAGCATTCCAAGGTTCCCGTATGGGAGTATTAAATGTTCGTCTCTCGTCCATTTAAGTTCTGCTCCATGTAGGTATATAATTTAGTTTTTAGTTCATTGAACACATCCCACATTTCCTCAGAGCCAGTTTTTTCTTGATATGCAGTACATGCTAAAATTAAATAATTTATGTCATTAGAGTTAAGCTTATACATGAATCGTATGCAACTCAACTATATTTAGCCCAGACCCCCTTGACAAAAGTGGTGGGGTGTGGTACTATAAATAAGTGTTAAGGAATCGAAACATTCCTTAACAATACTTTCTCAATTACTCGGAGTATTTTCTATGACTGCATCCATTGCTCAACAACGTAGTGGAAGCAACGCATGGGAACAATTCTGTGAGTGGGTAACTTCTACCAACAATCGTCTTTATGTTGGTTGGTTTGGAACTCTAATGATTCCTACCCTTCTCGCTGCTACTATTTGTTTCATCGTTGCTTTCATTGCTGCACCACCCGTAGACATTAACTAATCGGTGTCCCTTACTCGTAAGAGTATTGACGAAACTGGGTGAATTGCTGGAAACCGAAAGGTAATCAGCAGCCAAGCCTCAAGTACACTTGAGGAAGGTTCAGAGACTACCTGAGGGATATAGTTCCCTTAATAACAGGTTTAAGTGCCCAGCCCCTTCTATGAAGGGTGAAGATATAGTCCACACATCTACTGTTGACTTTTTCTTGCTAATACTGTATAAATAATACAGAAGAAGTAAGAGTAAAATGTTAAACCTAACTGAAACTGATATTGCTTGGATTGCTGGTTTATTAGAAGGTGAAGGATACTTTGGAATAGATAATCGCTCCAAAGATCGTTATAAAGTTTCTAATACTCCACCAGCACCTTTTATAAAAGTTTCTATGGTAGATGAAGATATTATTCAAAGGTTGAGTAAACTTTTAGATAAATCTTATTTCTCACCATCAAGAAAAACTGTAAAAGGTAAACAAGTTTATACACTTTACATCGGAGAAAAAGAAAAAGTTTTATTCATTCTACAAAAAATACTTCCTTATATGGGAGTAAGACGAGCAGAAAGAATAACCGAATGTATTTCTCATCTACAAACTTGGAAAAAGTGGGTAGAAAATGGTGGAAGAGTAGAAAACGCAAAACGAGCAAATCAAATCCGTCAACAGAAGCAACCTAAGTCAAAAGATATGGTTGTTTGTTAGATGTAAGCGACGGTATTCGTGAACCAGTTGCAGGTTCACTCATGTATGGAAATAACATCATCTCTGGTGCTGTTGTTCCTTCGTCCAATGCAATTGGACTGCACTTCTATCCCATTTGGGAAGCTGCCTCTCTCGATGAGTGGCTATATAATGGTGGACCATTCCAATTGGTCGTCTTCCATTTTCTAATTGGTATCTATGCCTACATGGGTCGTGAGTGGGAACTTTCCTACCGTCTGGGTATGCGTCCTTGGATCTGCGTTGCTTATAGTGCTCCTGTTGCCGCTGCTTCTGCAGTG